GACGCTCTTCCGATCTTCCGTCTCGGATGTCTGATCTGTCACCTGGTCAACATGAACCGGGTAAATCTGTCCCGCATGTTTTGCAGATGCAATCAGTTCTTTCGCGGTTGTGAACTCATCCCAGTTACAAGCGGAAACGACACTTTCCACTTTTGCTTGAACTAGACTTCTGAGTCCGTAATCATCAAGGAACGCGCCGCGCATATCCTCAAACCAGATCGTCACCGGATAATCGTTATTAAAATTGATTACATGATACAGAGCCATGATGTAACTGTCATAAATGGCGGTCGCATCTTCGATGCTGATGTTCGCATCGTGCGCATAGCCCTGTGCAAAGTTTACGTAAACTTCCTGTTCTCCGTTTCCATACGGCATGGCGTTACTGTTCAGCACACGCAGAGGATTTCTAAACGCTTCCGTGCTGATCGACTGACTGGCAATCAGATTCACAAGTGCCGGAACGAGTTCGTTTCTTGCCATCGGGTTGTAAGGATCGGTTAAAGTTTTTGCGATGTCAGCAATATTTTCACGGGTTGCAACCGGAACTCTGTCACGGTAATCAACACTCATCGTCTGCCGAACGGCGTTCAGCATATTAATATTGGTCATATCTAATTTTTCTGCCATTGTTTTCACTCTCCTTTTCCGCTTAAAATAAGCTGAGACATATCAAGATCATTGATACTTGTTGCGTTTTCTTCCGGTTCCGGCGCTTTTCCGCCAAACTCGGTTACTTTTGTGATACTTCCGCCGTGGGAAAGATCAGACCAGCGGCTTTTGATTTCAGCAACGGCGGCATCATACTTTCCTTTCAGTTCGTCCCGTTCTGCGACCAGCGCGTCACGTTCGGACATCAGAGCTCCGATGTCGGTATCTTCAGCTTTGATTTTTTCGCTGATGGCGGCAATCGCATCGCCATGCGTTTCGACGTTTCCAATGTCGGCAACAATTTCTGTCCAATACTCTTCTAGTGTCATTTTAAAACCTCCTTGTTAAATTGGGATATAACCAGATAGGCATTTTATGCCTTTTTGGTTTCATGGGATGGGGCGGTTCGGGCGGCTCGGGTTGCTCTCCTTTTGCCAAGTACCGATATACCATCACCGCGTTGTTCAAACGTTCGGAATCAGATAAATACCGATTCCCAACAATCCATCCGGTAATTGCAGAATCTTTCGCGTGTTCCGAAACATAGTTAAAGCACGCATGTGCCTTTTCCTGCCGGAACGCAAGTGTTCCATCGTCGCTAATTCCCTCCCATCCTTTCATATAGGCGGAAGTCAGTGCGTTCAGATCGGTGCTGTCACTGTGCAAAAACGCTTGTAGATTTTCGTAAGCACTAGCGGCTCCGACCGAATACCAGACATTCTCATAAATCAGATATTCTAACTGCGCGTTACCATCTTCCCGGCTGTACCCGTTGGAATCTAACCATTGGAACAACCGCGTCCGGCGGTCGGTAGAGGAATTATCTGTCCACTGACCCAAACCATAACCGGGTGAACCGACAATCGTTCCCTCCCATAATCCAGGATTTACGGTGGATTCCTGCCAAAAGTTGCCGCATATGGCGGAAATGACATATTGGCTGATGCCGCTTTGTACCTCAACCGGATATCGGTACAGATACGTCCACGCGCTATAGGGGCTCACAAACGTATTGATGGATACCTGTCTTTCGAGCGGGTAACTATCGGTATGCGCTCCCATCGTATACCCGCCGCCGTCTGCCGGTTCATGCACCATTTCTGTGTGACCGGAACGCCACAAGATATCACCTTTTTTCCATGGCTGATTGGCTGTACCTTTTTGGAATCCAGCACCGATCAAATATCCGTCCATGCTCCGAGTGGTAAACCATGGGTTAGATGCTAAAAACCCGCCGACCGTACAACAATAACTCATGAGGGACGAACAATCATAGTACGTAATACCTCCTACGGTCTGCCCCTCACGATACGTTTGGGAATATCCAACGTTTGGATTGTTACAAATCTCGATACAGGTATTGTAAGCAAGCGTCAGATCAGCCACGGGTTAAACCCTCTTTTGCAACGTAACCAGTATAGACGATTCCATTCACAACCGCTTTCACCAGATACCATTCTCTGGTATAATACCCGTAGTTTCTAACACTGGTTCCGGTTGGCAACGTCAAAATGATCGTTTTGTCCATCCCTGCGCCAACACGCAGATTATAGCGATCATTGGTATGATACGCTCCTGCAATTTTCCGGTCAAAACTACGCGCGGATTCTGCCTTGACGCAACTTTCAATGACGTTATGCGGCTTTTCGTCGACGGCTCCTGCATACCGATAGTGAACGGTATTTTCATACGGAAGATCGTAATAAGACCGTACACAGATTTCTTTTCCGGTCTGATCTCCCGTCTGGCCATCAATCCCGCCGTTTTCCGACTGGCTGGCGTGGACGATGCGGTTCGCGTCAACCGACATCGTGACATGATGCCCAGCCGCAAGGTGGATATCACCGCGTTTCCACGGTTTACCACATTTCACAAAACCGGCTTTTTCCAACTGTTCCGCAAGATTTCTGGTTGTGCTGTAGATGCTGACCGGAAAACCAGCGTTCGAAAGTGCCGTTCCGACAAATGATGAACAATCATAATCAGGACTGTTCCGATGTACCTGCGAGTAACCGTGACGATTATCGGCGGCGATTTGTTCCGCCCATGCAACTGCGTCTTCGATTTTACGCATTCGTTTCACCTCCTAAGTGCTGACAAAGTAAATTAATTGCAGTCGTGTTTGCTTCTACACTTTTCCGCAATTCTTCCATTTCTTTTTTGTGTGCGTCTTTTTCTTTCACCAGATACCAGAAAAGCGCGCCGCAACAAACAATTGGAAAACCGAGACTTCCAACTAACTGTGTTACCATAGTTACATCCATGTTTCTATCTCCTTATCCTGCCATTTTAACCAGTCCTCAATTTCACTTAATTTATCACACATAATAAAATTATGAATGTATCGAACTGGCGATTTACTGTTATACGCGTTGCCATCCATGAAAAAGAAATCCCACAAATACCGGATGTGAGACTCGTAATTTTCATGCGGGACAAGGATCAGCGTGTCTTTTTCGTCCTCTTTATAGCGTACCGTATAAGCAAGATAAGCATTTTCTTTTTTCATCATTCCGACAATCATATTAAAAACGATACTTGCCATCTTTGCTCCTTTCTTCCTGTCCATTAAACAAGGAAACCTTTTGACCTGCCAAGGACAGGGCGGTTTACTCAACCGTGGCAACCCCTTTTAAAAGGTTTCCCCGTATTATTATGATACATCTTTTTTGTCCGTATGTCAATGACATTTGTCCGTTCCACACAAACTATTTATAAAGATCAATCCCCAGCAACTCAACCGCCATATTTTTACTGTCCAGGTCGTCAAAACGCAAATAGGCTTTCCGGTACGCGTCAACCAGATTTTCAAATAGGTAATCATAGTGTTCCAACATAACCGTGTTTTGTGTATGATCTCCGTCCCGAAAAACCGCGACAAAATTACAAGACGGGTTATAGTTATGCGTAATATAGATGTACCCCTCTTCGTAATACTCATACACTCCATAACTTTTTCCACTATGTTCGATGGTGAACAGATACCGCGACCGTCCGGTCGGCTTTTGTACAAACACGGCATCATCAATCAACATCTGATCTCCAACACTCATGCTTTGCATATAGTGGCCACCGCGGAATGCTTTCAAAGCAGTATTCTCCCACATAGCTTTACTGGCACTGTCATTGTGAGTAAACTCACACACAAAACCGCTCCCATGCAGCATTTTTGTTTCTTTCTGGTATCTCTTATGGATACCAAAAAATACAAAATAGGGATTGAGCAACGAAATATTATTGGATGCCATAACCAGTTTAAACCATCGGGACTGGCTTCCATTTCCACGGCTGATCGTCAGCAACAACGATTGCAGTTTTTCAGATTCCCCTTTTACGTATTGTCCGCTTTCCATGCTGAACTCGTCAAAAAACAAAAAGTAGATATCCCGAAAATACGGAGACAATTTTTTTACACTGTCCATCTTACTTCCAAAACTAAACGCGCATCCGAATGGCACGCCGTCCAGAAAATACCGCACAACATTTCCGTTTTTGTCCAGATTTTTATAGGTAATCACACTTCCTAATTTAGGATACATTCTTAGCATATCTTCGTACATTGCCGCCGCTCCCGTCATTTCCCCTTTCGTCCGGAAAATCCATCCGGTCTGCAATCCGTACTCTTTGCACAAGATACAGCTTGCCGCGGCAAACGCACTTGTCTTTCCAGCACTACGGTTGGAACACGTAATTGCTACGCCAGCGAAATCCCCGTCCACGTCCGGCTCTGAAAACAACCGAATCGGATTGTAATAGCGAATCGCTTTCCCGTTATCGTCTACCGCTTCAAATTTCACATCATATTCAGCAAAAAGTTTTTCCCATTGAATATCGTTCCAAAAAATCATTGCTTCACGTGAAACATTTTGTTCACGTCCTCCTTTCTTCTTTTTTTCCGCTCCGCGTTACCACGGTTATCTGAATCTCTAACGTCCCGCCAGTTCCCGCCAGTCGCTCAGCATTCAATCTCACGTTAATCGCACGATGATCGCACGTTTTGCTTGCAGAGGTACGGCGGTGAAAGGCAGAGCTTCGCTAAGTAACAAAAGAGCTACGCTGGAAAACGTAGCTCTCTTACACGTATGGAGTTTTCAAATACACAAGATATAGTAACAATCAACTACAAGTAACTTATCATACTCAAGTTGCCGTCCGCCAGTCGGAGCGCGTATTGCGTTCATATGTATTAAGCGAACGGATTGAATTTTTCCGTATTACCGAACTTATGGACGTTTACTGCGGAAAGGTATGCCGTGAATCCCTTGTCACGGCGGAACTTGCTTTCTCCGATGGAGATGAAGAGGTCAACAACTGCGCCTTTTCCAAGTTCGTCAACGCTGGAAACGGTGTCGCTTTCTACGCCGTCCTCATAAAAGTTTACTTTATAAGTCGTCTGAGCTTTCACATAAAGCTCAGCTTCGACGGTTTCTTTCGCAGGAATCCACTTTGCTTCTGCGGCGGCGTCCTCACCGAACTCTTCGATAATTTTTTCGAAGATGGCTTTCTGCTGATCGGCTGTAATCGAAGCAGAAAGAACGCTTCTGCCGTCCTCTTCTTTTGCATATTTTACAGTAACGTTGTTCAGTTTCAGTTTCGCTTTGCTCATGATTTTTTCTCCTTTTGATTAAGTTGTTTGTTATGCAGAACCGCGGCGCTTTGCTTGATCATTGTCTTATCTGGTCACTTCCAGACCGCGGTTGTGCGCTGATTAGTCGTCCAGTCTCGTTGCTTCGGCAAAGAACTGTTCGTCCGGCATCTCGTAGCGGGCGGATACGGTGTCGGTTAATACACAGATGAAATCATCCGGAAAACCAGCGGCGGCAACAGCGGCGGTTTTTGCTTTCTGCGATTTCAGTTCTTCTGTATTCTCAAAAGAGCCGATCACCTGTTTTGTATTTCTATCAATGACAGAGTAGATAAATTTTTCTATTTTTTTTCTAACCATTGTTTACTTTCCTTTCTTTATATAGTTATTAGTTCTTACAAGTATTATAATAGCACTGTTCTAACAAAAAGTCAATACTTTAAATAAGAAAAAGAAATAAGATATCTAATATGATAATTAAGATAGCAAAATCAAATTCTTCTTTATCAATAGCAAAAATAGTTAATATCAATAACATCATAAAATATACAAAATATTTCATATTGTCTCCTATTCCGGTATCACTCCGTCTTGAGAGTTTACCAATACTTCGTAGTATTCATTCGTTACACCTAAAGTATACGTGGTATCAATGATTCCAATGTTACTAGCCGTCAAAATTTCTTCCCCGTTGACTTTGATGTAATGGGGTTTCGAGTTGTTAAAGCAACTGATTGTCCGTCCGACATTTTCCATCCGGCGGCAGAGACGGAAATTATTACAGCACTTTAAGTTTTCCGCTCCAAGTTTCTTATTCATGCCAGCGACCGTAGACGTAAAACGCACGGGGTCTTTGCCAGATTGCGCCGCTTTTTCGTCCCATTCCACGCCGCAGTATTTTTTCGCGCCAAGGGTCTTAAACTGGATGTAGAGGTCATCCATATCCCAAACGCCGAGAATGTAACGGTTGTCACCAACGTCACAAAACGCAGGAATGTCATTATCAATCGCACGTTTTTCCAGTATTTTGTTTTTGGCTTCAAATTCTAGAATGTGTGCTTCCGGATGCAGAAATTTGATGCTATCGGTATCACAGTACACAACATCCATTCCCACCACGTCCAACATATCTTGTAATTGCTTTCTTGCATGAGCGGTAACGTAGATTCCCCATTGATAGTGCAAAAAGCTATTCTTTCCCTCGTAGTACGTTTTCAGTGCTTTTTCCGCATCTGCTTTTTCCCGATGCCATTCACCCGTAAAAGCATCCATCTCCCATTCGTCCTGCAAAAGATCGGTGACACACATTCCGAACGTACTATTTAACTTATTCTTAGACTTCATGTACTCGTAGACTTTATCGGGGTTTCCTTTCAACTGGCTTTTTGCGATAAAAAATGACATCATCGTTTTACGCATACTTTCCGGTAATTTTCCGCGCGCGGCTACGTAGCACTCCGAGACGGTAAAGAAATCATAGTCGTATTGATTTTTTATGATCGACAAGTCAATTTCCGTCATTGCTATTTCACAGCAATCAATAGACAATACGCGTCCATTATCAATCATACAATCTTTCCCGTGCTTCTGACACTTTGACAGCGGGATATACGGGACGGGGATGTTTTCTTTAATACGCAAGTTGTCAAATTGTACCCGCATGATAACACAACGCGTAGCACACAAGTTGTCAAACTGTCCCTGCGTTTTGATCTCAATCGCCCGAAACGCACTCATGGGATAATACTCAGTTGCGATCTGCGCCGGATAACTACTCGAAATATCCATACTTCCCATAACGATCACAGATTCACCTTTTTTCGCTGTGATCGTGTGTCCCGCGTGAATGCGGTTGGCGTGGGTATTGCCGCCACGGAACGCGTCTTTGCAAAGCTGGTACTGCGGTAACGTTAAAGCTAGATCGGCAAATACTCCCGGATAATAACCGCTGTCTGACTGCATGGCGCGGCGAAATTCGCGGCGGACGTAGCCAGTAGAGGTAAGGGGGATTTCGGCAAGGTTGTCATCTTTTCGTAAGGCTCGGATGCATTCGCACAATCCGCGAACATCGTTATAGCAGTATCCTTTCTCTATTTCTGTTAGTGGTGTGGTTGGGGTACGTAGTTTTTTATAGTCATAAGTATCAACCAGTTTATAGTGGGTTACACCCTCACTGTTCTCGCAAAATTTCGAAAGGCTCATATTGCTGAGAAAATACGAGCAACGAAATTCAATCCCATACTTGTAAGCGTAGCACTTCATAACTTTATGCGCATCACGTGCAAAAATTTCATCAAATTCTATGAAATCTTTCATAAATTGGAACTCATAAGAAAGATTATGCACGTACACGACAGCGCGTTTCGTATCAGATGTTTTCAAATACAAATGTACACACTCACAAAAACGAATAAACTCTTTCCATGTTCGTCCGAAACAGACGGTATCTTTTAAACAGAACTGCCAGTGATACATAAAAGCATCACCTTTTATTACTTTTTCACCTGTTTTATTATAGCGTTTATAATCTAATTTTTCCAGTGTGGTTGTCTCAATATCAAACGCCATTTCTACGTCATAATAAACGATAGGATTTTTCTTTCTTCCTCGTTTGCGGCATTCGCGCAACGTCTTGTAATCGGAAAAAGGAAAGTCTACAACGGAATATACTGTTTCACGTGAAACAACTTCGATTCCGTTTACAATAATTGGAACGTCTAATTGATACATTTGTGTTGCCTCATTTCAATTTTGGCCGTGTTTCCGCAAAGAGTTCTTCTTCTGTTATGTATCCGTCCAGATACTCTTTATACTCCTGCATAATATCTTCATAATCGTAATTTTTATCACTCATTTTGAGAATAAAATCATCAATGATCTGATTTGAGTCTAACTCTCTGCGCAGATTCTTTTTGTAGAGATTGGAAGTTAAAAAACGATACAAGTCCTTATAATTACTTTCGTCCACATCTTCGTTGATTTTTCCGGATTTGTCAAAACGCCTTTGCAACTCCGCAATCCGGTATCCCTCCAATGTGGTTTCGGGAGAGGTCAAAAACGCAATCATGGCATCCCATTCCTGCCGGATGGATGCTTCCGAACGATTTACGCCTTTCAAGAAACGATTCTTTTCACGCCCTTGTGACGCAAAAAATTCTTTTACACGCCCATACTCCCATTGGTCACGCGCGTGAATTTTTTCCAGTTTGGCAAGGCGGCTATTTGCCGCCGCCGCCACGCGTGGAAGTTCGCGCTTGATCTGGTCAAGTGATAAGTCAAGTTCTTGATAGATGCTGTAGTCTTTTGAGTTCGGCATTATTTGCGCCCCCTTATAAAGATTCGCAATTTATCAGAAATAATCTCGAAACCTATTAATTCTTCTGACAAATAATTTTCTTTTTTTGTAGTATATGCTTTTGTACAATCAATATCAAAATTTCTAACTAATACGCGATAGTTTTCATTAAACACCGTAATAATGGCGTAAATTTCGACTTCTATGCGATCATAGCTGTAATACAATTTTATAAAATCTTCTACTCTCACTGTGATACCTCCTTAATACAAGCAATCTTCATTTGCTCCATCTGACGTATACAGAGGGCACAACGTGCAAGTATCGTTTGCGGAACAAATAACGGAATGCTTGATTTCAATGTAATAAGTTATGTAAGCATAACGAGTGCTTGTGGAATTGTTGGATTTTACAGTAAATCCAACGCCAAAACGCCCTTTATATGGTTGTGGATTATATACTGCGTTTTTACGGATGTATCCATTTGTCATTGATGAATGAGAATATGCATACACTTTAAACTCCGCACCTACTTTTCTTGTCACATAAAAAGGAAGTTCAGCAATGCTATTCTTCATTTTAATAAATTCTTCATAATTCATTTTTTGATTAATTCTCATGTTATCCTCTTTTTCTCCCCGTATTGCCGATAGTACAGCAGATGTTAAGTGTTAAATGCGACTGTACACCGGCGATTCATTAAAGAACTCTCTAAAAAGATCGTCATATGTTACCCACTTAGTACGGGTTTTTTCCGCTTGAACGCTCTTTTGTCCATATCCATGTTCCATCGCTATAAACATAGCCCAAGAATCATTGCATTTTTCATTTAATACGGTTTTAATTTCTTCTAATGTCATTTAATTTTCCTCCTTTTGTATTATTGGTTTTCCTTGTTTCTGATATTACAATACCACTTTTCTAAAAAAATGTCAATCCTTTTTCTAGAAATTTTTCTAGAAAATATCATTACACACATATTCACGCCGCGCCGTGTCCATCACCC